CAATGCTTTTGCTAACAATAGTCTTGCTATAACATCGCTTAATATACCTAATATAGATCTACCGAAATCTCTGAAGTAATCTTCTAATGTTTTTAATTCACCTGTCATTGCATCAAAGAAAAATGTTTTCCACATAGTGTGTGTAGATGTTGCTAACGATGTAGCTTGTTTAGTTACAAATTCTGTATGGTCTTCGTACCATTTTTGCCATTTTGTTCTCATGTTGCCAAAATGTAGATCCCAAATAGTTTGTATTCTATCAGTAGTTTGTTGTGTTATATTATCTATATCATCTGCGCCTGCTTGCGATGCTTCTCGCCATTTTGTCATTAATTCTATTGTTTCTTTATACTTCTCATTGTAATCTTCTACCGTTTTCCTTCTTTCTACATTTATTTCAGTTTCTTTAAAATATTTAAAATATAATAAATCTGCAATAGCAATTACAGTTTTGTACCCTTTTATTTCTCCTGCACGTTGTTTAGAAGAAGTTTCACTAATTTCTTGGCTTTGTTTTCTTTTTTCATTTAATTCGGTTGACTTTTTTATCCATTCTTCATAAGTAATTATTCCTCTATCTATTATTTTGAATTCTGCTTTAGAAAGATCTAACCCTTTAAAAGAAATTTTCAAGCGTTTATCAACAATATTTTGTAAACTAAATTGTTCTTCTCTTTCTTTTACAAAAGCATTATATTTTTCCTTAGATAAATCTATTTGTGTTTTTATTATTCTGTTAATAGCATTTTCTGATTTTTCTCTCTGTGTGTTTACTTTTAAATATTCTGTTAATGCAACCACAGCTTTTAAGAACACTGTTAACAAACCTGTGTCTGTAGCCAATTTTTCACCTATTTGTTCCATCAAATCGCTCCACGCATTACCAAATACTTTTAATGCTCCTACAGATGTAGTACGTATTTCTTCAGCTAAACCTTTGAAGTTTCCGTCCATTGCAAGTAATATTTTATTAAAATCTTTAGATTTCATTGTGGCATCATCTATAACAACACCATAACGAGATAAAACACCCATTTGACCAACCAATGCTTTATATACAGCTATTCCAATAGCTTGCGAGTCAGCTTCTGCTTTACCCATTTTCTGCATAGCAACAGTCATATCTAAAATTCGAGGAACTACTTTTTTTATTTGTTCAGCTGTTAATTTAAAAGTTCCACCTAATGCCATCAAAGATATGATTTCTTCATCACCGAACGTTGTGAGTTTCTGCAATTCAGCTGCGTATGCTATTAGCTCTTGAGTAGCACCTATATACCCAGACATCGTATTCTTCAGTGCTGTTTGAAGTTTCTTTTCTTGCTTCTCTTGTTCAAATGCTGCTTTAATAGCAGGAACTATAACTCGTTTTATTCCTTGATAAGCAAAAGTAACAAGCAATAGTGTGTTTCTTAATCTGCCTAATTGAAAACGCAAACCTTCTGTAGTAAGGCGCATTTTCTTTGATTCTTTGCTATAATGCGCACTTTGCTTCGCAGCTGATTTTGTAGCTGTCGCGACTCTTTGAGTAGATTTTTCAAACTTTTCCATCACATCAGACATGCGACTCATTTGAACTGTTAATCTATCAATTACTTCAACATTGATTTGCATTTTTTGTGCCATTACTTTTTCTCCTTATTCAACTCTTTATCAAGGATTCTAAAAATATCAAGCAATTTAGCAGGCTGATTTAATATCGTCCCACCAAAAGGAAGTAAGTTCTGTTTATAGTAATGATAATATTCTAAATATTTATAAGTCATTGGATTTATTAGTTTTACAGGGCAGAATTCGACTTCTATTCCGTCTATTATGTAGGGTTGTTTCGCTCCACCATCGCAACCTCTCCATTTCTTCTGCTCCTCTGTACATTTTTGGCAATTAAGGTTTAACTTAGCGACCTCAATCGCCATTATTAGTTTTTTTCTTCTTCCTCAGATACTTGATTTTCTTTCCAAATTTCGTTTGCTAATTCAACAATAACAGGGCGTGGAATATATTTAACTGTTTCTTCAGACATAACTTCAGTTTCTAATCCAGCAAATTTAAGTTTCTCCATTTTGCATGGAACGTCTTTACCATTTAAAACAAAGTTTTTAAATCCTTTCAAACCAAATTGAACTATTCTGCTATTTTGTTCAAGAAGCGGAAGTTTAGGTTTTATAGATCCAATTTTACCATCAACGAATTGTACATCCATAAAACTCGTTTCAAGTTTTGTTTTTAATATAGAATCAATAGCACCTATTAACCAAACAGTAGGATTCTCTTTATCGTTTGGTAAAACAAACTCTACTACTTCACCTAAAGCAATAGGGTTAATCATAATACACCTCCTTGTTTAATTATGTCAGTACACTCTGGTTCCGTACTGTCTGCCTTTACCGGCTTTTAACTTATTTGCTACCCATGTTTCAAAATATTTTATCGCCCATCTTTCACGCTTCTTTGATACACCGAAAAATTGTCGTATTATACTTGTTGCACCTGCTCCAGCGATGTTATGATAATACGCTTTAGCGTTAGATGTTGTCGTAGAAAAGTCAACTGCCCAAAAATTATATCCTATTTTTTTAACTCTTATGTTTCTAAACATATTTCTAAATCTCATAAGAGGCATCTTAGGCGTCGCAACGCCTAATTTAACTTTATCTTTCATTGTCTTATCAGCTAATCTTTTCATTCTTGGGCCTCTATATGTAGAACTTTGACGTAAGTTTCTTTTAACATCAGTTTGTATTGCTATAGCGATGTTGCGTAAAGGAACATCAAAATTCATCTTGCTGAATAATTTAAAATCAACAACATTACTATCAACTGTCACTTTAACTCCAAACATCTATACTCCTTACGCTGTTGTGCTTGTTGTAGAAGTAGTAGACGTAGAAGTAGTTGACGTAGATGTAGTTGAAGTCGAAGTTGTTGTACCTGCAAATGTCAATGTAACTTCATCATCCCCACTACTCATATTCACTTCTAATGTAGCTGCCATCGTGCTAATTCCATCTCTGTCTGCTTCGCCTATCGCAGTATAACGACACTTAGGTAATGCAAACGTACACGTAGTATAGTCTGCTGCTGTCATTACAATAGACACAGCTGCTTCAGTTGTAGAATTCAATTTGCCTAAGAAATCATGCGTTGCTTTTAATTCTAAATCAGGGTCGAATGTAATAACAGGATCTCTATTAACAATTTGACCATAACTTATACCTGTTGAATCACTTGGCTTAGGCAGCATAGAAACTGTGTTCTGCATGTCTAATTCAAGCGTATTTAGTATCAATGTGTCACCGAGTATAGTAACTGTCGCGTTTTGGAAAATAAGCGGCTTCTCGGCAGGATATGTCGGTGAGAACAACGCTGTATCAGAATATGTTGATTGTTTGCCATAAAAAGTAAACTCACACATAATAGGCTCGCCGACTGTGAATATAAATCTTACATTCCCCATACAACCACATAGTTTCTTTAACAGCCCATCGTCCATCTTTTGTACTGTTATAGTTTCCCAATCAGTTGACACAGGTGTGTATACAGTGCTTGTGCCACCTGTAGCATTTTCAGCAAAGCCGCAAGCACGCAGATAATTTCCACAAGTAGGCGATGTGCCTATATTAGCAAAAGGAGGCCCCATAAGCTCACATCTGAATGTCATCTCACCTGGCTTTTGACCTGGCTCTGAATACATTCTTGACATAGTTTTTCTGTAAGGGTCTCTTTTAAACTGCGTTGTGTTGAAGTTTAATGTTGGCTCATATGCTAAAATCTTTGCGTGTGCTGATGTTAAGGTTTCAGCTGTTCCTTTCTCTGACTCTACTTCGCCTGCTAATTGTGCTCTTCTTTTAATCAATCCGCCCATGTTACACCTCCATTTTACAGTTTTTTATTTCTAATAAGCCATAAGTACAATCCAAGTACTACGACTGTGCAGAAATACATAATATCCGTAAAATTATCCGAATACAATGCGTTCCTGAATAGATACGTCAATTTCTCCAATATGACAAAGAACGCTTCCAAACATTTCTTCATAAGTCCTCCCAACTATAGGGTACTTAACAACTTCAGCATAGCCCTCTAATGTAGGTTTATCTCTAAATATTTGGCATACTGTCTCAACTAAATTTTGAAATACTTTTTCACTACCTGCTTTATCATCTAATGAATAAAAGCCACGAATTAAGAAGTTATGAACAACTCTTTCCGTAGCATCAGAACCATGAACAAGCCTTGTAAATGTAGGCCTTGTTATTTCCCACGTATTTATATGTGCGCCTTCTTTAAATAAGTCCTTGTATGTAGCGTAATCGCGGGTATAACGACGATAATCGTAGACGTTTTCAATACCAGATGTAGCTGCCATTAAGGTTTTTACTTCTGTTCTTACAGTAGCTAAACTCATTCTAACTCCTTTAGTCGCCGCCTTTTATTTAGTCGTCAGGGATGTGTTGATGCGACGCCTGACGTTTTGTTATCTCCACCCTCTCGGATGTGTAAGATAGTTGCTTCCAAAAAGATAATCCATATCGAAATCTTTTGTTGATTGAGCACCTGTTGTAGTAAGCACTTTTTCAATACCTATACCCATATGCCCTTTATAAAAATCTTCATGTATCTTTGCTAATGCTGTACATTCATCATTTCTTCTCTGATAATCAATAACATCAGCTTCTATTGTTGGTTCTTCTATTTGCGAATATTTCGCTGCTAAAGAAATAAAACAAAAGGAAGCAGCTAAATGACAAACTGCTTCCCAATCAAATGTGTTTATTGTGCAACTTGCTTCACTAATTGTGTGAGGAACTGTATAGGTATACCTAAAAGTGTAATCACTTGCAGGTATGAACGTGAGAAAACGCAGTTTCGTCGTCGATGCAGTCTTATAAATAATCCAATCG